CGCCGCCTGGAATGACTTCAACGATGCCGAAGACCAGCGCGAGTACGCCCTAATCCCACCCAAAACCCTGGCCAAGGTCATCATGGCCATTCGCCCGGGCGGGTATGACGATCCAAGCCAAGGCTGGACTGGCGGTTACGCGACCCGTTCCGACAAGACTGGTGCGATTTACCTCAACGCCAAGTTCACCATCCTCGAAGGACCGTTTGCCAAACGGGTGGTGTTTGGTCTGATTGGCCTGTCCAGTCCGAAGGGCCCTGAGTGGACCAATATCGGCCGCAGCTTCCTGCGCGCCATCCTGAACTCGGCACGAGGCATCCATCCGGCAGACAACTCGCCACAGGCGCAGAGTGCGCGCCGCATCAAGGGCTTTGCCGATCTGGATGGTGTGGAGTTTGTCGCTCGCATTGATGTCGAGAAGGATCAGAACGGCGACGACAAGAACGTGATCAAGGCCGCCATTCAGCCGGATCACAAAGAGTATGCCGTGCTGATGGGGCAGCCGATGCGCACCCCAAGCCAAGCGCCTTCGGCTCCCACCGGTACGCCCCCTGTGTCATCGGCGCCGGCCGTGCCCACTCGTCCTGCCTGGGCGCAATAAGGAGGACTACCCATGATGCTGCGTCCTCGGCAGCGGGAGTTCGTCACCCGCTGCGTCACGGCCCTGAAAGCCCATGGCAATACCCTCGGCGTGGCGCCGACTGGGGCAGGCAAGACGATCTGCCTGTCCGGCACAGCCGGGGAGTTTCTGCAACATCCGGACGCCAAGGCCTGCATCTTGGCGCACCGCGACGAATTGACCGCACAAAACCTGAGCAAGTTTGGCCGCGTCAATCCGCACGTCAGCACCTCGGTCTTCGATGCGCATCAGAAATCGTGGTCGGGTCAGGCCACCTTCGCCATGGTGCAAACCTTGGCACGCAACCTCGAGAAGATGCCCACGCCGGACATGCTGGTGATCGACGAGGCTCACCACTGCGCGGCGCCCACCTACCGACTGGTCATCGACTCGGTCCTGGCCAAGAACCCGCATGCGCTGATTTATGGCGTGACCGCCACGCCTAATCGCGGGGACGGCAAGGGCCTGCGCGACGTGTTCTCCAACGTGGCGGACCAGATCCGGCTGGGCGAGCTGATTCGCTCTGGCCATCTGGTGCCACCGCGCACCTTCGTGGTCGATGTCGGTACGCGCGACGCGCTCGACGGCGTTCGCAAACTGACCGACGACTACGACATGAATGCCGTGGCATCCATCATGAACACCACGCCTGTGAATGCGGCGGTGGTTCAGCACTGGCAGGCGCACGCGGCCCGGCGCAAGACCATTGCATTCGCTGCCACCGTGGATCATGCCCATGCCGTCTGCCAGGCCTTCAACGCGGCGGGGGTTCGGGCCGCTGTGGTTCATGGCGAGATGACACCTGCCGAGCGACAAGCCACGCTGGCGTCCTATGAAACCGGCGATGTGATGGTGCTGGTGAATGTGGCGGTGCTCACGGAAGGGTACGACTACACCCCGACCTCCTGCATCGTGCTGTTGCGGCCCAGTTCCTACAAGTCCACGCTGATCCAGATGGTCGGGCGCGGCCTGCGCGTGGTCGACCCCACTGAACACCCGGGCGTGATCAAGACGGATTGCGTGGTGCTTGACTTTGGCACCGCCTCCCTGCGCCACGGCAGTCTGGAGCAGGAGGTCGATCTGGATGGCTTCGGCGGTGATGGCGAGGCGCCGACCAAGCGCTGTCCTCAGTGTGATGCCGAAGTGCCGATGGCCAGTCGCGAGTGTCCGCTGTGTGGTCACCGCTTTGCCAAGGAGATCGAGGAGACGCGTCACCAGATCAGCGATTTCGTGATGACCGAAATCGATCTGCTCAAGCGCTCCAACTTTGCCTGGTGTGACCTGTTCGGCGACGACTGCGCACTGCTGGCCACGGGCTTCAAAGCCTGGGCTGGGGTCTTCTTCCTGAGCGGACGTTGGTACGCAGTCGGCGGCGCTGAGAAACTGCCCGCGCGCTTGCTGGGTGCAGGGGAGCGCACGGTGTGTTTGGCCCAGGCCAATGACTGGCTCAACGACCAGGAAGTTGACGACGCCGCTCACAAGACCCGTCGCTGGTTGCAGGAGTCGCCCACACCTGGGCAACTGCGTTACCTGCCTGCGCCGCTGCGCGCGGATTTCAGCCTGACCCGTTATCAGGTCTCAGCGCTGTTGACCTTCCAGTTCAACAAGGCGGCCATCCAGCGCCTGGTTACCGCAGCCAACGATGCGGTGATGGCCGAGTTTCGGGAGGCTGCGTGAGATGTGCTGTGTGTTCCCGTCAAGCAAAAGGCCTGGGGTATTTCACCCCGCGATTGCGGCGTTCCGACCCCCGCCGCTACAACGACCGGTGGGTGTTCTGCTCCATGCGGTGCCAGAACGCCTTCTCCCGACTGATGGAGCGCCTGACCTCGTTTCAGGAGGATGCCGTGATTGATCCCAGCGACATGGAGATCGCCGCCATGCAATCGGCACTGGCTCCCTTGGGTGAGTACGTCGCCTCCATCGGCATGGATCGCCCTTTAGCCGACTACGGCAAGGATGAAGTCCTGCGTCTGGTGGAGGTCGTGATCGACGCCTATCAGGCCCACATGTTGGCCGAGCACGAACGCATGGTCGAGCGCGACCGCACTTTCTTTGAACAACTCGCCAGCCGCAAGGCCACTTCCGGCACGGGTGGCGATCACCACAGGATTCCATTTTGATGATCGACCTGAACCATCAACCCAAATTTCACGAGCAGGTGTCAGTGTTGCTGGATGCAGCCCTGCAAGCCGAGCGCGGCCAGCAGGCCCGCCGGCGCTATCTGGGCGCCTCACGCCTCGGTGTTCCCTGCGAGCGCGCCCTGCAATACGAGTACGTCGACGCGCCGGTGGACGACGGTGCCGAGCTGCCTGGTCGCACGCTGCGGATCTTTGAAGTCGGCCATGTCATGGAGGACCTGGCCATTCGCTGGCTGCGCCTGGCTGGTTTCGACCTCTACACCCGCAAGCAGGATGGCGAGCAATTTGGCTTCTCCGTCGCGGGTGGCCGCATCCAGGGGCATGTCGATGGCGTGATCGCTGGCGCCCCTGTCGAACTCGGCTTGTCGTTCCCCATGCTATGGGAGTGCAAGACCATGAACGACAAGAACTGGCGCGATACCGCCAAAAAGGGCGTAACCGTAACCAAGCCGATCTACGCCGCGCAAATGGCGATCTATCAGGCGTACATGGAGCCGAGTATTCCTGGCATCGTCTCCCAGCCTGCGCTGTTCACCGCCATCAACAAGGACACCCAGGAGCTCTGGCTGGAACTGGTGCCGTTTGATGCAGCGCTGGCGCAGCGCATGTCGGATCGCGCCGTCAAGGTGATCCAGGCGACCGAGGCGGGTGAATTGCTGCCGCGGGTGGCGTCTGAGCCGAGCTTCTACGAGTGTAAGTACTGCGCCTGGGCACGTCGGTGCTGGAGCGAGCAGGGTGTGAACGCATCGGGGGTGCGGTCATGAATGCTCGTCTTCCTCAACCCGTGAGCGAGGCATTGGCGGTGACCGCCCGTCGCCAGAAGCCCCTGATCGGCGCATCCCTGCTGGAGCGTCTGCTGCTGCGTCATGTGGCTGTCGTGTGCCCGGAATCGCGACTGGTCGTGGCCGTGATCAAACAGGCGTTCGTGGACCTGTGCTCTTCGCTCATATCGAAAAGGTAGACGCGCCGTCCAAGTATTCCGTACGCCTTTTATTCAAGGATGTGTTCGCACCTTGGAAAACCCTTCTCGCCTTCATCAACGGCGGACCGGTCATCTATCCCAAGGAAGTCGCCGAGACGGCAACCAAGCAGCCTATCCCCGAAAGCCAGTATATCGGAACGGGACCTTACCGCTTCGTGGAAAGGAATCCTGGCCGCTATATCCTGCTGGAAAAATTCGGTGATTATGTATCGAGAACAGACGCTCCCAATGGTTACGGCGGCAAGAGAGTAGCGCAGTTTGACAGGATCCAGTTTATTCCCGTGAGCGATGTCGGTACGCGCGTAAATGGCGTCAAGGCCGGCGACTACGATTATGCCGAGCAGATCTCCGGAGACCTCTATGACATGCTGAGCCAAGATTCTTCCGTCGTCACCTTGGTCAACGAAGGCGTGATAATGCCGCTAATGTTCTTTAACTCCTCGGAAGGTCCGTATAAGAACAACTACAAGCTGCGCGTGGCGGTATTGGCTGCTCTCGACACCACGGCGGCACTGCAGGCTGCCGTCGGTCCAAAGAGCCTTTGGTCGGCCAATGGGTCCTTCATGCCCAAAGGCACGTCTTGGTATACCACTGCTGGTACCGAAGCCTACAGCCGGAAGAATGCCGCCTTGGCCAAATCGCTCGCCGCCGAAGCCGGCTACAAGGGAGAAAAGATCACCTTCATGGTCTCTTCAGCCTACAAGATCCATAACGACATCGGCCTTGTCTTCACAAAGCAGCTTAAGGATGCGGGATTCAATGTTGACCTGCAGATCTACGACTGGGCGACGCTTGTTTCCAAACGCGGTGATAGCAAGCAATGGGATATGTTCTTTACGCACCACGGTTTTGTCCCTGATCCCATTCTTTTCAGCTTCATGAGCGACACCTATCCGGGCTGGTGGGCAACCTCCGAGAAGCAGGCTCTGGCGCAGGTGTTCACCTCGACGCTGGATGAAAAGAAAAGACTCGACGCCTGGACGCAATTCCAGAAGCTCATCTATCAACAAGTGCCGGTCATGAAGATTGGCGATGTGTATACCTATGACATTTATTCCCCGCGCGTTCAGAATCTCGGTGAATCCCAGCTGATTTGGCCGAAGTTCTGGAATGTGAGTTTTAAATAATATTGATTTTTCCTTGAGCTTTACCCTCCGGCTTTCCAGGCGGAGGGTGAAGCTTTAAGTGGGGTCCACGCAATGATTAAGTTTATAGTTCGCCGGATAGTAGGGATGATACCCTCGCTGATTCTGGTTTCCATCATCGTATTCGGCTTCGTCCATCTCATCCCCGGGGATCCCATACAGATCCTTC